ACTCTGCAATTACCACTTGGGGCGTTTTTAATCCTGAAGAGGGTGGTCCGGATAACTTAATTTTGCTTGATGCCCGTCGTGGTCGTTGGAATTTTCCAGAATTAAAGGAAATTGCTTACGAAGAGCATGATTATTGGGAACCTGACATGGTTGTAATTGAGGCAAAAGCCACAGGAACGCCGTTGATTGATGAATTGCGATTACGAGGCATTCCTGCATTGGGTTTTTCGCCTGGTAAGGGTCGTGATAAGATAACGAGGATGCATATGGTGGCTCCTCTTTTTGAAGCTGGAATTGTTTGGGCTCCGGAGGCCAAGAAATTTTCTGAAGAGGTCATTGAGGAGGTGGTTTCATTTCCTAATGGCGATCATGACGACTTCTGTGATAGTATGACCTTAGCTTTGATGCGTTTTCGTCAAGGAGGTTTTGTTTCTTTGCATGGCGAAGATGAAGAAGAAGAAAGTCAATACGTAGCTAATAGGGAGTATTATTAAAATGGCAAACAAAGTTACAAAAGAAGAAGCGCGGAAGGTAGAAGAAGCGCGGAAGGTTTTAAGAGAAGCCAAAGCAAAACGTAACCAAAAAATAAAGAAGTCCGCCCAGAAAATTGGGAGCTATACCATTGCTCCGTATCTTTTAAAGTCATTAGGGTTTGATAAAGCAGCAGATGCAGTGGGTTATCCTTTTGATGACAAAGGAGAAATGAGAGAAGGTTTTAAAGACGGTGGTCAGGTTCAAGGGACCAAGTTCAAAGGAACGTTCTAATGGCTTTACCACCTAATATGGTTGTACCGGGCCTAAACTTAGACGACACAGAGGGTCTTCCGGATGTCGAAGTAGATGTGCCCAGCCCAGTAGATTTCAGTGGGGGTGCCGAGGTAATTGACGACGGGCAAGGTGGAGCGATTGTTCGTGCTTTAAACCAAATTGCTGCCGATGAAGAAGAAACAGAACAAGTACCTTTTAATGCAAATTTAGCTGAGTACTTAGAAGATTCTTATTTGTCGGAAATATCTTCAGATTTACGCGAATCTTATCGTGAAGACTGTGAATCTAGAAGCGAGTGGGAAGAAGCGTATACCAAAGGTTTAGATCAACTTGGAATTAAATACACTGAACGATCCCAACCCTTTGAGGGGGCATCTGGAGTAACTCATCCATTAATTAGTGAGAGTGTGACTCAGTTCCAAGCGCAAGCTTATAAAGAACTTTTACCTGCTGGTGGGCCAGTTAAGACACAAGTGTTGGGAGTGCAGGATGTAGCGCGAGAAGAACAGGCCTCACGGGTTAAAGACTTCATGAATTATCAAATCATGGAGGTTATGCAGGAATATGATCCTGATATGGACCAACTTCTGTTTTATTTACCGCTATCTGGGTCATGTTTTAAAAAAGTTTATTATGACGAGGCACAACAACGCGCTGTGGCTAAATTTGTACCAGCGCAAGATCTTGTTGTTCCGTACATGGCAAGTGATTTAGCCACTTCACCAAGAATTACACATGTCTTACGGATGGATTTCAATGATGTCCGTAAGATGCAAATAAGCGGATTTTACAAAGATATTAGTTTAAAAGCCTCTGATGGAGAAGAGGACGAGGTTCGTCAAAAGGTAAATGAGATTCAAGGTACGCATAAAGGGTACTCAGACGAAATATATACTATCCTTGAGATGCATGTAGATTTGGACATTGAGGGCTTTGAGGATATGGGGCCTGACGGAGAACCGAGTGGTATCCTCCTTCCGTATATAGTTTCACTTGATGAAAGTTCCGGAGAGATATTAAGCATCCGTAGAAACTTTGACGAGGGAACAGGATTAGCTAAAAAGAACCAGTATTTTGTTCATTATAAATTCATGCCTGGTCTTGGATTTTATGGGTTTGGCTTAATACATATGATTGGTGGCCTTGGTAGGGCAGCAACAAGTATTTTGCGTCAATTAATCGACGCAGGTACTTTAGCAAATCTGCCTGCAGGTTTTAAAGCTCGTGGGGTTCGTGTTAGAAATGACGATCAACCGTTGCAGCCTGGAGAGTTTAGAGACATTGATGCTCCTGGTGGGGATATTAAAGCAGCAATTCAACCACTTCCGTATAAAGAACCTTCTTCCACACTTGCTCAACTTCTAGGGGCTTTAATCGAAGCTGGACGCAGGTTTATTTCTTTAGCAGACAATCAGGTTACGGACGCAAATCGTACAATGCCTGTAGGCACGACGGTTGCTTTACTTGAGCGCGGCATGAAGGTGATGTCCGCTATTCATAAAAGATTGCATTACGCTCAGAAGATAGAATTTAGAATTTTAGCCAGAATTTTTAGGGATAACTTACCGCAAGAGTACCCATATGATGTAGTGGGCGGAAATCGCATGATTATGGCGCAGGACTTCGATAATCGAGTCGATGTTGTGCCAGTAAGTGATCCAAACATTTTTTCTATGGCGCAAAGAGTGTCTTTGGCTCAATCGCAACTTCAACTAGCTCAAGCAAATCCGCAATTACATAATCTTTATGCTGCTTATCGCAGGATGTACCAAGCGCTTGAGATACAAAACATAGATGAAATTCTTCCGCCACCTCCTCAACCTAAGCCTTTAAGTGCTACGATTGAGAATGCTAGAGCAATTGCAGGAGAACTATTACAAGCTTTTCCAGAGCAAGATCATGACACGCATTTAAGTATGCACTTAATGATGATGAAAACACCATTAGTTATAACTTCCCCGCAAGTATTAGGTGTATTTTACGGTCATTTAATGGAACATCTCTCAATGAAATCATCACAATTGGTTTTAAAAGAGATTGAAGGGACAATTACTCAAGTTCAAGCACTGGCACAATCCGGTCAGATTGATCCTGCAGCGGCTCAACAACAGATACAAGAGGTTCAAATGCAAATGCAGAATCCATCTGAGGTTGCCAAGTTAATTTCACTTCAGGAAGCACAGCTTTTGCCTGCTCTGCTAAAGGAGATTACGCCTGCAGGAGAAGATCCGATGGCTGATCCATTAGTTCAAATACGTATGCAGGAGTTGGGCATTAAACGTGATGAAGAAGATCGTAAGGCAAAAACAGACGCAGCTAACTTAATGATACAAAACCAAAAGATGCAGGCGAAAGCGGCAGAAGTATCTGCCAGATTAGAAACCCAAGAAGAAATAGCTGATGACAGAAACCAAGTGAATCGAGAAAGAATTGCTGTTCAGAGAGAAGCAAGGAGTCGGAGAAACTAATGCCTTTAAAAAAAGGATCGTCTCAAGAAGTTATTAGTCAAAACATCAGAACCGAGATGGCGGCTGGAAAACCTCAAAAACAAGCAGTTGCTATTGCGCTGAATGTCGCGGGGAAAAAGAAAAAAAAGTATGGTAGTGGTGGGGCCGTCACTACTTACAGTGCCATTGCGAGGCCTCAGAGGTTTACTGGTGTTTTCTAATGATAGATCCTATAGCTGCATTTTCTGTTGCCACTGCTTCCTATAAAAGTATTAAAAAAGTCATTAATACTGTTCAGGAAATGGATCAGATTTCGGGTCAGCTTGGTAAGTGGTACTCAAGTTGCGCGGATATTGCACGAGCAGAGCAGCAAAGAAAAAACCCAACGTTTTTAGAGAAGGTTACTCAGGGCCGTTCTATTGAAGAAGAGGCTTTGCAGATTTTGATACATAAAAAGACCAATCGTGAGCGAGAATTGGAAATAAAAGCCATGCTCGACATGAGATTTGGTTTTGGTACATACGACGAAATGCTTGAGATGAGGCGCACAATTCGTAAGGAGAGGGCGGAGAGAGAACATGCTAGGGATGAGTCTAAAAGGCAGATACAAAACAACTTAGCTATTGTAGCTTTGATTTTTGCTATATCGGGCGTTATTGTGGGAATTATTTATTTGATCACACAGGCAGGATAATATGGCACATTTAGATTTGGACCAAGACGGAGTTGTTTCCAAAGAAGATATTGAGAAAAGTAAAAACATTGCTCAGATGGAGGATGCGCAACGTAAGCACTTGGCGCAATTACGTCTGGCC